CCTTCCCGCCGATACTGAACCCCTTCAGAACATTGGTCTCCACCTTCTTGCAGCTCGTGGGATCGACCACATGGGCCTCGAAGTGGGTCACACCCTCGGCATCCACATTGATGCTCAGGGCGGTCCCGGCTGCGATGTTGGCGTGCATCTCACGCACCGCGCCGAATTTCATGTAGTCGGGGATGGCATCCCGCATGGCCTGGGCCTTCACCACTTCGCCCGCGCCGTCCACGGTCTCACTGGAGGCGATGCCCGACACGATGAGCGTTCCATCCTCCTGAGGCTCCACCTTCTCGATGGCCCCGAACAGTCGAACTCGCTTCGCCATCTGTGCTCCCTGGTGTGTCCAGAACTGGTAGGAAGAGTGATCGTTGCTGGTCAACGCGAAAATGATAGCACCGGGCACAAGTGGCCCCGGTGCTTTTTTCAAGGTGGTCTATGCCCGTCTGGGCTCCGGTGTCCAGTCCGGTCAGGTCGTGGTGTCCATCGGGAAGTTTTCGGCCAGCAGCGCCTTGAGCTGGTTCACATAGGCGGGCAGGATGGTGTTCCCTCCATCGGCCAGCATCGCCTGGACCGTCGAGGCCATCCCTGCCTGCTGCTGGAAAACGGCGTGGCAGACCTCGTGGCCGCGCTGATCGCAGCCGTGAAATGCACAGGTTCCATCGTCAGCCAAGAGCATGAGAGCCCCCTTCTACGCGGTTTCCGCGTCAATCTCACCCTGGGAAATGACTACCGGGAGCAGGTCGCACCGGCAGTTAGGATGGAGGGGCGGGTCTCCATCTGGGAATTGCTCGTCCAGGCCGACCACCTGCCCGTCCAGGGCCATGCACTCGTCGCACACCTCGTCCTGGCTCACGGACCACTCTTTGGACTCCACCACCCCGGAGGCCTCCCAGCCTGCCAGATTGCCCTGGATGTCCGCGAAGGCGGTTTCGGTGCGGGCGATCATTTCAGCCCTGGAATCACTGAAGGCCGCATCCTCCTGGATGGCGGAAGCCAGCTCCCCGTTGGACCAGCCATTGTCCTCCGCCATGACCACCAGATCTCGGATGCGCTCACGGGTGGTCTCATCAATGGCCCACTCCGCCTTGGGATTCTCGATCCATGCCCCGCTGTCATGGTCCCACTTCATGCCCACCAGCTCGGATCCGCGTTCCTCTGCGAAGGCGATGGCCTGCTCGTTGGCCTGGGACAGCATGGCCTCCAGGTCTGCATCGGTAGGCCCCACCGCGTCCAGGACACCTCGTAGGGCCACATCAGCCCCGTCCTTGGCTACCGCCTTCAGCTCCTTGGAGATGGCCTTCCTCAGCTTGTCCTTGCCCTCGGCCGAGAGGGAATCCCATAGGCTCACCATGTCGTCCTGGTCCATCTTCAGGAGCTTCTGGGCCTCGGCCTTCACCGCCGCCACCAGAGCCTTGCGCTGCTTGGCGAAGCGGGCCTTGAACAGCTTCGTGACCGCGCTCTCGCCCTTGGCTACGGCTGGCCGGCCGTGGTCAATGCGGGGTATCGTGGTCTTTTTTTTTTGAAGCCCATCAGCGTGGGCGTCCGAATCGTCCAACTTGGTGGCTATGGATGCCCCCAGAATGTGGGCGTCGATGGCGGCCGCGTGAGCTTCGATGAAGGCTTGGTGGATCCCTTTGGTCTGGTCCGAAGAACCCTTGATGGCCGCCTGGTGCTGTGCCAGGGCGTGCTGGTTCGCGGCCAGAGCCTTTTCGTGGGACTTCTTGCTTCCCGATTTCTTTGCCGCCTTGGTGGCCTTGATTGCTGCGGCGCTTGCACCAGTGGCCTGGCTGTAGGTGACAGCGCCCCGGCCATCGCCATCGCCAGACGTAAACTTGCCGTCTTCGCCGTGGTTTTCGTTGAACTTCAAGAGGTCTTCCACGGTCCAGGCTTTCTTGGCAGGGGGAAGTGGGGAGGCCGACCCATCCACCTCCCCCTGGGTGGTTCCCGGCTTGTCGGTGGGGTTTCCACCAGGATCGCCAGGGGCCACCAAAGGCGCAGGCGGTTTGGTCTCCGCCTTCTGCTCGTCCGTCATGGGATCCAGGCCCAGGGCCTTGTCCCGCACTTCGTCAGCCGTGACCACGCCAGCGGCCTTGTAGCCCGTCCAGATGGTCATCTTCACCTGGGCGTCATTGATTTCCTCGTCCTGGTAGGCAAATTCCAGATCCTCGGCCCCGAAGCACCGGGCCAGAATCTCGTCCATGACATCCTTCCACCAGAGCTTGAACGGCTCCAGGCCTTCCTCGTGGGCGGTCTGGGCGTTGGTTCCCGAGGCGGCCTTGGTCATGTCCTTGACCAGCGCACCGGGCGGGAGACTGAAGGCGTAGCAGATGATCCGCGCCAGCCAGTCGTCCATTTCATCCTTCAGCTTCGGGTCGCGGAGCTGGGTGAAATCCCCACCTGGGATGATGCGCACCTTGTGGCGGGCGCTGGGAGCCGTGAGCTGGTCCATCCACTGCTGGGCCTGCTTCACCTGATCTGGATTCCAGCCCACGGGCGGGGTCACGATGGCATCCGGCACCGTCCCCGAGGTGTAGTAATTCAGCAGGTGGAGCTGCCGCTTCAGGGCGATGTTGGCGATGCCCAGCACCTGCTCCACAGGCCCCATGCCGTAGAAGCGATAGCTGCGCAGGTTGCGGGGAATATACAGAAGCTCGTCCAGCGTGTAGTTCACGGCGGGCAGGCCCTTGATGACCTGCTGATAGGCGGCATCGGGCGGGAGGGGCGTGCGGCCGTTCTGGTCGATCAGGATTTTGACCGTGGCCCCGTCGATCTGCTCAGGCAGGAACACCTGCCCGTCCCTGGGCGCGATGGGCCGCATGTAGATGGCGGGGGCATCGATCACAAGCAGGTCGTCCCAGATCGGGCGGGCCCACTGGCGATAGGTGTGCACGAGGTCAGGGCGGCGCAGGGCCACCTCGATCTTGCGGGCGCGGTCTCCGCCGTCCTTCCCATCCCGGCCCTTGATGACATGCTTCTGGGCCTCCATCTGATCCTTGCGGGTCTCGATGGCACACCGCAGCAGGTCCAGGCCGCCCTGCACGGGGTCGGACACACGCCGGAGCGTGGCGAAGTCGATGGTCGTGTCGCCCTGGTCGGCCCTGGGGGTGTATTGGAGGTTGACCCCCATCGGGAAGTCCCAGGGGCGGCCCTTCACGCTGTCCGGTGCGGCCGGTGGAAGCGGGAGATTGGGGCCGAACCACGCGGGCTTCTCACCTGTGCCCATGTAGCGGACGCCTTCCAGCACACGCTGGATGATCCCAGGCTTGAACTCCACCCCACCATCGGGGGTGTTGGGAGTCCGACCTAGCAGCTCTTCGCCTTCAGGCTTCGCCATGGCCAGCTCCTTAAACGGTGGTGCCGGTCGCGTCAACCCACTGTGTATTCGCAGCGTTCCGCCAGATCGGTTTCCCGAGCGTGCTGTCGAAGTAGGCAAGGCCAGGAGTGAGGCCGATGGTGGGGCGCTTCGCCGTGGTCACGATGGGAACTTGCTTCGGGCGGGTGCAGCCTGCGAGGTCGATCATGTTGGGGGCCACATTGTCAGGGACGGCGATCATTCCGTCCACATTCGGACGGTAGATCACGCCCGCGTAGTGGACTTCGGTGGAACCAACGGGGGGGTAGAGGTAGGTGGTCATCGGTGCTCCCTTCCGGGCAACATACTACCACCCGCCGCTTCCTTCTCTTCCAGCGCTTTCTGGGCAGCGGCTTCCTGCTGCATCCAGATAAACAGGCCCATCCCCTCCCCGTCCGAACTCAATTCGGTCAGAGCCCACACCAGGGCGTCCATCCGGTCGGGGGACTTCGTGCTGGTGGCAGGGTCCCAATCGCACATTTCGTCTTCCAGCTTGGCGAAGGTGCCCACATGGTGGACCCGTCCCTGCTCATAGAGGGCGCTGATGGGCTCGGCTCGGACCTGCTTCCCCCTGGTAGCCGTGACCTTGGAATAGCTCACATTCTGGCCTTCAGGCACCCCTTCGATCACCACCGTCCTGACCAGGGCCTCTACCATGTCCCCGCCGTTGTTGGTCTCCGCCACCAGCCGGTCGGCCTTGTGCTTCAGGTAGGCGATGACGGCCGCGCCCGCCCAGGGC